TCTGTTTGATCAAAGCTAACACCGTCGAGGCCCAAGTCCTTGGCCAAGTTTCGCATATCATCCTTTTGATGTTCATTGTGTTTAAACAAGAAACATCTCCATCTTGCTTTACTCCTAGAATTTTTCTTTGCCCCGCGTACAAAGGCTTTGACGTTTCGCATAAGTTTGTCCCAATTGACTTTCCTTCTGTACAGATGATTGGTGTCCTCTAATCCGTCTATGTGGAACAGAACCTCAACTCCCAACGTGCCCAGGTCATACCAGAAGTCTTCAGTCCGTGCACCACCATTGGTGTAAAGTTCCGTCCAGCACTTGTTGTTGGTTTTGGTAATGTACTCAAATATCTGCAGGGCTTCAGGGTTCATGGACCCATCACCGTAGGTACCACAACTGTAGAAATGCCAAAGATTTTTGACGATATTGTCACCTATCTTTTCTTTGAACAATTCAAACGATGTGTGTTTGTCGTTTGTCACATCTTTTCTGAGATTCAAATCGAAATCAAATCTTGCACACATCGGACATGCCGCGTTGCAGTAGTTTGATAATTCGGCATTTATGGCGTTTATATTTTCAGTTGTGATATATGACATTATATTGTATAATTATGCTTATGATGATACCCAAGGATGTTTTACAGAGCAAAGGCATCACCTACAACCAGAAATATCCATATGGAGAGCTGTCCAGGGTGACAAAGAACCACAAGAGACACTACGCCACACCAGACGGAAGACAGTTGCCCAGTGTGACCACGGTGCTGAGTGCGACCAAGGACATGACACACCTACACGCATGGCGCCGGAGGATCGGAGCGGAGAAGGCACAGCAGATCACCACGGAGAGTGCCAACATAGGGACTGTGATGCACAACTCACTTGAGAAGCATGTCAAGGGCATGGACAGGACACCAGGGTCTAATCTCATACAGCAGAAAGCATGGGGTATGGCCAACGTCATAATAGACAACGGACTGAAAGATGTTTCAGAGGTATGGGGATCAGAGGTATCACTGTACTACGAGGAACTGTACGCAGGCACGACAGACCTAGTTGGGGTGTACAAGGGCGAGCCCGCAATAATGGATTTCAAACAGTCACGTAGACTCAAGAAGAAGGAGTGGGTGGACGACTACTACCTCCAATTGGTAGCATATTCAGAAGCACACAACAAACAGTACGGAACGAACATAAAGAGTGGACGTATGTTTATATGTACACAAGCCAACGAATTCCAGTCGTTTGACATAGAGAACTATGACTACTGGACCGACCAGTGGTATCGTAAGTTGGAGCAATACTACAAGCAAGTGTTGTAGATGCCAATAGTTCAACTAAATACAGTTGATGTATTCCATTTATAAAACAACCAACACAATCACGGGCAAGTTCTATGTTGGCAAGCAACACAAGGACTATGACTACTACCTAGGTTCTGGCAAGTTGCTACGGAAAGCGATTGATAAACACGGCAAAGATAACTTCACAAAAACTATTCTCGAAGACAGGCTAACAGCAAAACAGGCCTCTATCAGAGAACAGTATTGGATTGCCAAGACAGGCGCTCTAGGCAACCAAGGTTACAATATGCACCCAGGAGGCATAGGTGGCGACAACAGCAAACACATCGATTACGCAAACAGGAAGATCAAATACAACACAAAAGGAATGAAACAATATTGGGACTCATTATCTCAGGAACAAAGGACAAATTTACACAGGAGACAAGCAATGGCAAGGTCCAAAGGATGGTACGTGAGCAAGGTCAACAGCACTAAGGAAACTTATGTTCAGAACATAGCAGAATGGTGCGACAAGCACGGCATAGACAAAAGTATGCCCACCGGCTTGAATAATCCCAACAGCAGGTTATTCCAGAAACAAACAAAAGGTTGGCGTATAAGGCGTAGTGATATGCCCAAATTAAAACTTTATGTTAATAATCAACATAAATCAACTGTCAATATAGGTAAGGGCAAGACCTGGCGTTTGAAGGACGGCAAGCGTGTTTGGATCACTGTATAAATACAGTAAATGTTAACAAAATTTAGAGGAAATTATTAATCGTGCCCATCGTACAAATCTCGAGAATTCAGCATAGACGTGGAAAGAAAACCGATCTACCGCAACTAGCGGCCGGGGAACTAGGGTGGGTGATTGACGAGCAGAAACTGTATATAGGAAATGGCACAGTTTCAGATGGTGCACCAGCAGTAGGCAACACAGAAATAGTCACAGCAGGCAGTTCCTCATTCACAACAGCACTAAGCCACACCTACAAGGGATACCTAGGTGCAAGTACACCTGTTGGAACTTCACAGCAAAGAACTGTAGGAGACAGACTAGACGAGAGAGTGTCAGTGAAAGACTTTGGAGCCAAAGGCGATGACAGCACGGCAGATATAACAGCAATACAGAACGCTATAGATGAGATCTACAGAGACACAGACAAGGATGATACGAGAGCAAGGAGAGTTCTTTTCTTCCCTGCAGGCACCTACAGGATCAACGCCGCACTCAAGATACCACCATACGCACACTTGGTGGGCGAAGGTCCGGACAAGACCATAATAAGGAATTCAGGCAACAACGCAGTGATGGTCACGCAGGACGACGAAGGCAACGTTGGGGCCAACATAGGAAACTCATCAGCGACCACACCAACACAGATACAGATTTCAAACATGACACTGAAGAACACAGTGGCATACGGTGGCATATCACTAGACAGGGTTGAGAAAGCATACTTCAACAATGTCAAGTTCCAAGGATCATATGCGATAGGAGGAGCAGACGCTTCCAACTCGCGAGGAATAACTGTCACGAACTCAACAGCATTGCACACGTCGAAAGATGTTGTGTTCAATCAATGTCAGTTCACCAAGTTCGCTAGATTGGTCGATGTCAGTTACAACATCAACAACGTCAAGTTCATCAACTGTGACTTCTCGATCGCCTACTATGGTGCGTTGCTGGGTGCGGAGATGGATGGTAGCACAGCGGGGCTGACTGACGGTCCGAGGGACGTGCAGTTCACCGGCTCCAGTTGGAGCGACATAGGTCAACAAGCGATCTGGGTCAAACCCACGGCGGGTGCTGACACAGGCACAGGTGCAAGACACATAGTTTCATCAGGTAACTGGTACGCCAGATCAGTGGCCAACAACTTCGAGGGCATAGGTTCGATCAGAGAAGTTCCTGTGATACAGTTTGACAACGATGAATGCACATCAACCCTGGACTTCTTCGAGAGATCAGACCTAAGAGCCGCGGACGGCAGTTCAGAGCTCAACGCCGCGCCAGAATTACAAGGCATCGGAATTACAACCAAAGCAATCAAGACTTTCACAATGTTAAACAACCAATCATCGGCCGCCACCATACAGGAATTTCCAGGACTTAACGGAAAAGGATTTTCAATTAGATATAAAATAGAAAGAGGGGGCAACACACGTACAGGTGAAATGATAATCTCTTCTGATGGAACCAACATCGCATATGACGACAACTCCATTGACAGTGCCACTGACGTGGGCGTTGACCTAATCGCCGCACTGGACGACAAAGACTCGACCGCGGGCAACGAGACCATCAAGATACAGTACCAGACCACCAACACAGGTACCACGGCCACAATCAATTACCAAGTTACTATCCTGGCATAACACCTTAGGTTGTCCATATAAAATCTATTATCCACTAGACAAAAAAGTCTTTTCAATATAATATTAGTATATTATAAAATAGCAAAACAACGTTGTAGTTTTAACCGTAAGGCTACGGCAGGATCACAACAAAAAAAGTTATAAACACAGATTTAGATAAATATGGATACACAAAAAACACAAATCAAAAATAAAAATTACAAAAACTTAATGCCCAACACCAACTCCTCAACAATCAAGGTACAGAAAAGAGATGGCAAGTTGGAGATACTAGACATCAACAAGATCCATTTCGTCGTTGAAGAGGCCTGCGAGGGATTGGCGGGGGTCAGTTCATCACAGATAGAGATGAATGCCAACATCCAGTTCTATGACGGCATGACGACTAAGGACATTCAAAATGTTCTAGTGCGTTCTGCGAATGATCTAATAACACTGGAAGAACCAAACTATCAATTTGCGGCGGCGAGACTTTTATCATACGACGTGAGGAAGGAAGCACACGGACAGTACGAATACATTCCGTTGTTGAAACTGATCCTGAGGAACATCAGATCAGGTGTGTATGACAAAGACATCCTTGACAAGTACAACAAGACAGAGATCAAAAAATTAAACACATGGATCAAGAGAGACAGAGATCTCAAATTCACATATGCGGGTCTGAGACAGATATGTGACAAGTATCTCGTGCAGGACAGAAGCACAGGACAACTGTACGAGACACCACAGGACATGTACATGATGATCGCGGCAACACTGTTTGCGGAGTATCCAACAAAGACAAGATTAAGTTATGTTAAGAAATACTACGATGCAATATCACAACACAAGATAAACATTCCAACGCCAGTGATGGCAGGAGTGAGAACTCCCATAAGACAGTTCGCTAGTTGTGTGTTAGTTGATAGCGATGATACACTGCCAAGCATATTCTCAAGCGACATGGCCATTGGTCTGTACGTGGCCAGGAGAGCAGGTATAGGGATCAACGCAGGACGTATCAGAGGTATCAACAGCAGGATCAGGGGTGGAGAGGTTCAACACACAGGAGTCGTTCCGTTCCTCAAGAAGTTTGAAGCAACAGTGAGATGTTGTACACAGAATGGTGTGAGGGGTGGTAGTGCAACTGTCCACTTCCCGATATGGCACCCAGAGATAGAAGACGTCCTTGTACTGAAGAACAACAAAGGCACAGAGGACAACAGAGTAAGGAAATTAGATTACTCGATACAGATCTCAAAACTGTTCTATGAGAGATTCATGAACGAGGAAGACATCACATTGATATCACCACACCAAGCACCGGGACTGTACGAAGCATTCGGCACGGAAGACTTCGATGACCTGTACTTGAAGTACGAGGCTGACAAGACCATTCCAAAGAAAACAGTTCCAGCACAGGATCTGTTTGGCGACCTATTGAAGGAACGAGCAGAGACAGGACGTATCTACATAATGAACCTGGATCACTGTAACTCACACAGTTCATTCAAAGACAAGATTTCAATGAGTAACCTGTGTCAGGAGATCACGTTACCCACAACACCCATACAGGACATACACGATGACCAAGGGGAGATCGCACTCTGCATCCTTTCAGCAGTCAACGTGGGTGGACTGAATGACCTGGGCGAACTGGAGAGCATATGTGACCTGGCAGTCAGGGCACTGGAACAGATCATAGACTACCAGGACTATCCAGTCAAGGCGGCGGAGGTCAGCACCAAGAGAAGAAGAAGCCTAGGTGTTGGTTACATTGGACTGGCACACTACTTGGCGAAGCATGGTGTCAAGTATTCAGATCCAAAAGCATGGGATCTGGTCGACAGACTTTCAGAAGCATTCCAATATCACCTGTTGAGAGCGAGTTGCAACATAGCAATGGAAAAGGGCAAGTGTGAAGGATTTGACAGGACGAAATACGCAGATGGCTTATTGCCAATAGATCATTACAAGAAAGACGTGGACAAGATCGTGCCACACAAACAGAGGATGGCATGGGAGAGTCTAAGGAAAGACATCGCCAAACATGGACTGAGACACAGCACACTGTCAGCACAGATGCCAAGTGAGAGCAGTTCCGTGGTTTCAAACGAGACAAACGGCATCGAGCAACCGAGAGCACTGTTGTCGATCAAGAAGAGCA